GCGCACGGTTTGATACGGCCAACCTGCAGTCGCTGTGCGTGCCCTGTCACAACAGCAAGACCGCACGCGAGTCAGCGGCGCGGTCAGGTCCCCCCAGGGGGGGATGAATCTCTACGGTTGGCAGGCCGCGATGCGCGCGCCAGCTCAAATTTTTGCGCGTGCAAATTGAACTAGGGGGGGCTCCCCCTCCCCGGCCCCTCTGTGCGTCTTCGCACACAGCATTTACCGATTTATGTGCGGCAACACACATTCACGGCACCTTGAGTGCGAACTGGAATAAAGATGGCTGGACGAAAACCACTCCCCACCAAGGTAAAGCAGATCAAGGGGACCCTGCAAAAGTGCCGTACAAACCTTAGAGAGCCCAAGCCGACTGGCGACCTGGTGGACCCGCCTGATTACATGCCCGAAGGAGCCAAGGCGGCTTGGCGATATGCACTTGAGTGTGCGCCACCGCACTTACTCAGGCGACTGGATATGTCAGTCCTCGAGGTTTGGGCTTGCGCCGCCGACCTGTACCGAAAGGCACAAGCAGGTATCGCGAAGACAGGGTTGCTCGTGAAAGCACCCAACACCGGCGTGCCAATGCAGTCGCCATATTTGGCCATTGCCAACAAGCAGGCACAAATCATGACCAAAGCGGCCACGGAGATGGGGTTCACACCCGCATCCCGATCCCGTGTCACCTTGCCTATGGAAGCGGCGGACGATGACTTGGACCCTTGGGCCGATATTGCAGGATAAGTTCAATGGCTCAAGACAGTTATGCGGACATTGCCAAGATGTACGCAGAGAGGGTCGTGGCCGGAGAGATTCTCGCGTGCAAGTGGGTCAAGGCGGCCTGCCAGAGGCAGCTCAGTGATCTGAAGAAGTACAAGAGCAAGACCAGTCCCTACCGGTTCAATCCCAAGCTCACAAGCAAGAGCGGCAAGACCTACTACCCGGCGGACAATCTGTGCGCTTTTATTGAGCGGCTGCCGCACGTCAAGGGGCCGCTTGCGGGAGAGCCCATCACGCTGGAGCCGTGGCAGGTGTTCATCCTCACGACGGTTTTCGGATGGGTCAAGGCCGATGGGACGCGGCGCTTTCGCCGCTCATACATCGAGGTTCCACGAGGCAATGCCAAGTCCACCCTGTCGTCTGCGGTAGGCCTGTACATGTTGGCTGCCGATGGTGAGGGAGGTGCCGAGGTGTATTCGCTGGCCACCACCCGTGACCAGGCTCGCATCGTGTTTGGTGATGCCCAGACCATGGCGCGCCGCAGCCCGGGGTTTCGCAACCGGTTTTCGGTAAACGTCGGGGCGCACAACATGAACGTGTTGTCGTCTGGGTCAAAGTTTGAAGCACTCTCAGCCGAAGGTTCCACGCTGGACGGTCTGAACATTCATTTTGGTTGCGTCGACGAATTGCACGCGCACAGGACCCGCACGGTGTACGACGTGGTCGAGACCGGCACCGGCAAGCGGGACAACTCGCTCTTGTGGGTGATCACCACGGCAGGCAGCAACCGCGCGGGCATCTGCTACGAGGTCCGCTCGTTCGTGACCAAGCTGCTTGATGGCGTGTTCGAGGATGACACCCAGTTCGGAATCATCTACGGGCTTGATGATGGAGATGACTGGACAACTGAAGAGTCGCTGATCAAGGCCAACCCTAACTGGGGCATTTCGGTGAGGTCCGAGGTGCTCGGGCCGCTGCAGGCCAAAGCCATGCAACTGCCCAGCGCCGTCAACAACTTCAAGACCAAACACCTCAATGAATGGGTGAACGCCGACACGGCCTGGATGGACATGCGCTCCTGGGATGCCTGTACCGAGCACGGGATGTTCATTGAGCAATTCGAAGGCCAGCCCTGCTGGATTGGCCTGGACCTGGCCAGTAAGACTGATATTGCTGCCTTGGTGGCGGTGTTCCGGCATCCTGAGATTTCGGATGCCTACGTGACCTTTGGCAAGTACTACCTGCCCGAGGACACGGTCAACGGCGCAGGCAACAGCCAGTACGGCGGCTGGATGCATTCGGGGCGGCTCATCGTCACCCCGGGCAACGTAATCGACTTTGGCTGGATCGAGTCGGATTTGCTGGACATGGCAACCCGTTACGAGATTCAAGCGGTGGCCTTCGACCCGTTCCAGGCCACTCAGCTTTCGACTCGGATGCTGGCCGAGGGTCTGCCCATGATCGAGGTGCGCCCCACGGTGCTGAACTTCAGCGAACCGATGAAGACCCTGGAAGCGCTAGTCCTGCAAAAGAAGCTCGTCCATGACGGCGACCCGGTACTGGCCTGGATGGCCAGCAACGTGGTGGCGCATCTGGACGTCAAAGACAACATCTATCCACGCAAGGAGCGAGCAGAAAACAAGATAGACGGCATCGTTGCACTGATCATGGCCCTCTCAAGGGCGATCAAACCGGGGGACTCGGTTGTGCTCGGATCCGACTATGAGTTGATGGTGCTCTGAGGCAATGGGACTTTTCACATTCATCGATCGATTCAGAGCCTCGAGCAGTGACCGATCCCCTTGGGGAGACTTCTTCTTTGAACCGGTGTCGGTGCGCAGCGCCTCAGGCATGCGCGTCTCGCCTGACGGGGCGTTGCGGCTCGCGGCGGTGTATGCCTGTGTGCGCATCCTGTCGGAGACCATGGCATCTCTTCCGGTGGTGGTTTACCGCCAGCGCAAGGACGGAGGCAAGGATCGGGTGATCGATCACTGGCTCTACGGCCTTCTGGCCCGCAAGCCCAACCGGTTCCAGAACCCATTCGAGTGGCGCGAGATGCTGCAGGGGCACCTGGCTTTGCGAGGCAATGCTTTCTGCCAGATCATCTCCAACCCCAAGGGAGAAATCACCGAGCTCATGCCGCTTCACCCAGATCGGGTGCGCATGGAGGTTATGGACAGCGGGGACTTCCGATACCGGGTTCGCATGCAAAACGGGGATGAAACCGTATTCCCACGTGGGCAGATCTGGCACCTGCGCGGCCTGTCCTCGGACGGTCTGATGGGCATGAGCCCCATCGAGTTGGCCCGTGAGAGTCTGGGCATGGCGCTGGCCGCTCAGGACTACGGGGCACGGTTCTTCACGAACGACGCCAAACCCACGGGTGGCTGGATTGAGTTTCCGGGCACTTTCAAGGACCCTGAGGCCAAGCGGGTGTTCAGGGATTCCTACCAGGCGGCGCAGTCCGGCTCCAACCGGGGCAAAGTTTTGGTGCTGGAAAACGGCATGAAGTTCCATGAGGTGGGGGTCACGAACAAGGACGCCCAGTTCCTGGAGCTGCGCAAGTTCCAGATCACGGATATCGCCCGGCTGTTCCGGGTGCCTCCACACATGATCGCGGACTTGGATCGAGCGACATTCTCGAACATCGAGCAGCAGAGCCTGGAATTCGTCATGCACACCATGACGCCTTGGGCCGAGCGCTGGGAGGCCTCGATCGAGTCGGACCTCATGCTCGATGGTGACCAACTGGAAGTCGAGTTCGACTTTGCCAACCTGATGCGCGGGGATGCGGCAAGCCGCTCAGCCTACTACCAAAGCGGCATCCAAAACGGCTGGCTCACCCGCAACGAAGCACGGATTGCAGAAAACCTCAACCCGCTGCAAGGCTTAGACCAACCCCTTCGCCCGCTGAACATGGTGGAAGAAGAGGACGCCGAAGAGGCCGAGCAGGAAAACGAACCCAACGACTCAGAGCCCAACGAGAACGATGCACCCTCTGGTGATCAGGAGATGAGCATGCGCTTTCGCAAGCTGGTGCAGTCAAACGCAAGCCGATTGGGCAGGCGAATTGCACGCAAAGGCGTCCTTGATACCAATGAGATCCATCTGATCTCCCAGGCCTTTGGGCTCAATGAGAGCCATGTGCGTACCTGGGCTCAACAGCAAATACAGCCCTTTGAGGAAAACGCACTGGCTGCTTCCCTGATTCAACTTGGAATGAACACATGAACAAACAACTTCTGCTCTCCGAATTCCTGACCACGCCCTGGGCGCTGATGCCCGAGCGTTTGCAGGCCATGTCCGGCATCCTGACGCGCTGGTCTGTGGGCGAGCCGCCCAGCGACGAAACCCTGTTTCAGGTCAATACCGATCGCCTTATCCGTGACACCCGAAAACAAATGGCGGCCGCCAGCACGGGCACGGGCATCGCGGTGCTACCCCTGTACGGGGTGGTGACGCAGCGCGGCAACATGGTCGATGACATTTCCGGGCCGGGCAGCACCAGCACCCAGCAGTTCACTTCGGTCCTGCGCCAGATGTTGACCGATGATACTGTGGGCCAGATCCTGATCGACATCGACAGCCCTGGTGGCAGTGTCTATGGAGTCAGTGAGCTGGCCAGCGAAATCGTCAAGGCCCGTACCCAAAAGCCGGTCATTGCCGTGGCCAACAGCCTGGCGGCGTCTGCTGCTTATTGGATTGGCTGTTCGGCCAGCGAGTTCTATGTCACCCCGGGTGGCGAGGTGGGCTCAATCGGTGTGTGGCAAGCCCACTTCGATTATTCGAAGGCTCTGGAAGAAGAAGGGGTCAAGCCCACCCTGATTTCAGCGGGCAAATTCAAGGTCGAAGGCAACCCGTATGTTCCGCTCGACGAGCAGGCACAGGCCTTCATGCAATCCCGTGTGGACGACTACTACAACGCATTCGTTGAAGCAGTTGCCGTTGGAAGAGGAGTCTCGATCAGCGATGTCAGAGATGGAATGGGCGAAGGTCGCGTGCTTGGCGCTGATGCAGCTTTAGCAATGAATATGGTCGATGGAATTTCAACCTTCGATGAAGTCCTAGCCAAGATGCAGTCCAGCATCAAGACCTCTGTGCCACGCGGTCAATTGCGGTTGAAGCAAGCGCGAGACGCACTCGCCTTGATCTGATTCATTTCATTTTCATTGCATCCCTCCGTTGAGGGGTGTGCCCACCTGCGACCCGTTGGTTGCAAACCCTGTCGCCGCCTTGAGTCATTTCGACCAGGCGGTTTTTTCATTTCTGGAGAACCAATCCATGAGTAAGCAACTCCGAGAGCTTCAGTCTCGCAAAGCAACCCTGGTCAAGGACGCTCGCTCCCTGACCGACATCGCTGCCGCTGAGCAGCGTGACATGAATGAGGAAGAAATCAGTGCTTTTGAAGCCCTGAAATCAAAGATCGAGGCAACTTCTGCTGCTATCGATCGAGAGGCAGCCTTGATCTCAGAAGAAGCGCAGATGAACTACACGGCTCAACTGCCCCATGCTTCTGTGATCACAGTTGTGGATAACGCAGCCGCAGACCTCAAGCATGGCTTCAAGAGCGTTGGCGAATTCCTTAAAACTGTTCGCCATGCACAAAATCCTGGTGCCTCGATTGATGAGCGTCTGCTCATCGGCATGAACCGAGGTGCCGTGGCTCCAAGCTCCTTCGGCAACGAAGGTTCTGCCCAAGATGGCGGCTTCTTGGTTCCTCCTCAGTTCGCACAAGAGATTTTCCAGCTGTCGCTGGGCGAGGACTCCCTCTTGCCTATGACCGACAACGTGGAAATCACAGGCAACACGATGGCGTTTCCCAAGGATGAGACCACGCCTTGGGGTACCAACGGCATCCGGGCCTATTGGCAAGGTGAGGCAGCTTCGGCGATTGGCACCAAACCAGTGCTGGGCCTGTCGACCCTGCGCCTTAAAAAGTTGATGGCGCTCGTGCCTGTGACTGATGAGTTGTTGGACGACACCAATGCGTTGTCCACCTATCTGCCCGACAAGATTGCGACTTCTATCCGCTGGAAGACCAATGAGTCGATCCTGTTTGGCTCCGGCACTGGCTTGCCTGTTGGCTGTATGACCAACGCAACGACCGTGACTGTGGCCAAAGAGTCGGGGCAAGCAACGCAGACGCTTTTGGCACAAAACCTGGCCAAGATGATCTCGCGCCTGCCACCCGGTTCATTTGGCAAGGCCGTCTGGATCGTGAACAACGATGTGCTGCCTGCACTGTTCACCCTCACCTTGGGCAACTACCCGATCTACCTGCCTACTGGCATGAATCCGGGAGGCATTCAGGTCTCGCCTTACGGCACCTTGCTCGGTCGTCCTGTATTTGTCTCTCAGCACGCCAACACTTTCTCCGCTGCGGGCGATGTGTTGCTGGCTGATCTGTCTTACTACCAGACGATCACCAAGGCAGGTGGCATGCAAACAGCAACTTCCATGCACCTGTATTTCGATGCGGATCTCACTGCATTTCGCACGACATTCCGCATGGATGGCCAATCCAAGATCGCTGCGCCGATCTCCCCCGCTAAGGGCAGCACGACCATGTCGCCCTTTGTCCAACTTGGCGCACGTTGATCGTCGCCTGAACCATAAGGAGAACTTTGATGTTTCCCAATGCAAAAGGCAGCGAACTGTTTTCGGTTCTGGCCACCCTCGACCCCGTCAGTCAAGCTGCGGGCACTGCAACGACAGGTTGGGTCTCTGCAGGCAACCATCACAACCTGCTAGCGCTGATTCAAAGCGGTGTCCTTGGCACTGGTGCCACGCTGGACGCGAAGATTCAGCAGGCAACGGATGCTTCTGGCACCGGAGCGAAGGATGTGACTGGAAAAACCATCACGCAATTGACTCAGGCTGGTAGTGGCTCTGCAAAGCAGGCCATCATCAATCTGCGTCCTGAGGATCTAGATGTCAC